CAAGTGATACATTACAAGCAGTATTTGAAAAAGCTATTGAGACTGCTAAAAAACTACATCACGAATATCTAACAATAGAACACTTGTTGATTGCTATGCTGTCAGAAGAAAGTTTTAGCACTGCTGTGGAGGGTTTTGGCGCCAACATAGAAAATCTCAAACAAGATTTGTCTGACTATTTGCAAAACAAATGTGCTGAAATTACAATAGAAGATGTTGTAGTAAAACCACGTAAGACTCAAGCCGTTGAGCGTGTATTGAATCGTGCGTTTACACAGGTGTTATTTAATGGGCGTCAACGCATCGAACCTACAGATGTGTTCCTGGCCATGATGGGCGAAAAACGTAGTTGGAGTCATTACTACATTGTCAAAGCTAACATTGATAAAGACAAGTTCAACGACTACATTAACAATGCGTCCGAAGTTGACGAGGAAGAAGGTCCACAAGATAACCAGGGCGAACGAGCACTCAAAGCATTTACCAGTAACCTAAATGATCTAGTACAAAAACAAAAGATTGATCCAGTTATTGGTCGAATTGACGAATTAGAAAACATTGCGCTGGCACTGGGCCGCCGTAATAAAAACAACGTGATTCTTGTGGGAGATCCGGGTGTGGGCAAGACTGCTATAGCAGAAGGACTTGCTTATAATATTGTTAATGGTTCCGTTCCGGATTTCCTAAAAGAGTACAAAGTATACAGTCTAGATATTAGTGCTATGTTGGCTGGTAGTAAATATCGTGGAGACTTTGAAGAACGTTTCAAGCACGTTATCAAAGCTCTACAAAAGAAAGGTAAGACTGTGCTGTTCATCGACGAGGCACACATGATCTCTGGCGCAGGATCCGCGGGCAACAGTGCTAACGATCTCGCTAACATGATGAAACCGGCTCTAAGCAAAGGCAACATCAAAGTTGTGGCCAGTACTACCTGGGAAGAGTATCGCAAGCACTTTGAAAAGGATCGTGCGCTAATGCGCAGGTTCCAACGCATCACTGTGGACGAGCCTACATTAGAAGTTACTCGACAAATCATGAAAGGCATCAAGAAGTACTACGAAGGTTTCCATAAGGTCAAGATCCGTGATGATGCTATCGATTCAGCTATCAAGTTGTCAGTTAAATATCAAACAGACAAAAAGTTACCAGATAAGGCAATTGACTTGATCGACTTGGCTTGTTCACGTTTCAATCTCAAACTTGCAGATGAACGTATCATTGGCGAGCGTGAGATCCAGTTTGAACTTGCCAAGATGATTCAGATGCCTGAAGAAAAGATCATGGAAACCGAATCGAGCAATCTTGCTACCTTGCAAGAGAACTTGCAAAAAGAAGTTTATGGACAGAATCTTGCTATAACAGAGGTTGTGGATAAGATCATGGTTGCCCAAGCTGGCCTTAAGAGCGAAGGCAAACCAATTGGATCGTTTGTGTTTATGGGACCGACGGGTTGCGGTAAGACAGAAACAGCAAAAGCCCTTGCTAAAAACTTGGGTGTTAAATTGCTACGTTTTGACATGTCAGAATACCAAGAGAAACATAGTATCTCTAAACTTATTGGAAGCCCGCCAGGCTATGTGGGATTCGAAGAGAATGCTGGACTTTTGATTACACAAATTCAAGAAAACCCCAATGCTGTGTTGTTGTTTGATGAAGTAGAAAAATCACATCCAGATGTAACAACAGTTTTGCTACAAATGATGGATAATGGTTTTATTACTGGATCAAATGGAAAACAAGCAGATTGTCGTAACTTGATTCTTATTCTCACTACCAACGCTGGTGCGGCAGATGCTGAAAAGAATACAATTGGTTTTGGTACACAGGAAAAAGATTACAGCGACAAAGATTTAAAGAAGTTCTTTACTCCTGAATTCCGCAATCGTTTAGACGGTATCATGACCTTTAACAAACTGGGCAAAGAAACAATGACCAAGATTGTTACCAAGTTTATCGACGAACTACGTGCCCAAGTAAAAGAAAAAGGCATCAAGGTTAAATTAGATAAGGAAAGTACTAATTGGCTCATTACCAAAGGATTTGATCCTAAAATGGGTGCCCGTCCATTGCAACGTGTTATTGACAAAGAGATCAAACGCCCGTTGGCCAAGATGATGTTGTTTGGTGATTTGAAGAATGGCGGACTGCTAAACATCACTGTGGCCAACGATCAGTTGCTGTTGATTCCAACACCAAAGGAACCAAAGCAACAGTTGCTAACAGTTGACCCAGTTGTGTCGCTACTAGACGAAAATGCACTATAAGACCACAACACGGTTATTCAAAGGGATATATCAGTACAAAATTGTGCTGTTATGTCCCGGTGCAGGTTGGTTTCGTAACGGTATAGAGGAAGCTCTTGAACATTTGAAACGTGTGGACTTGAATGATACTCGTAGCATAACTAGTTGGCGAGCTTCTTTTATTAAAACACAAGATCAGCTGGATCATGCTTTTAAACTGCAAGCTCAACTGAGCAAATTAAAAGATATCGATGTGCGTGTAGAAAGCCCGTGGATAAGTGTTTACACAAATAAAAAATCCGATGTGGACAAACTAGCAAACATTGACAAGGACCAAGTCAAGTATATTAGTCAGCCCTCTCCTAATACTAGTTTATCAGCGGACACAATAATAATGCCCAAGATGAATTATGAATACAGGGTCACACTTGGTAGAACCAATCAAGAAAATCCCGCATTTATATCTTGGGCTGAGACTAACAAGAAAATCAAGCTGACCAAGAGCTGTGTTAGAGATCTAACCAAATCACGCAGTTGGGGCGGCACACACTTCTACATCACGGGCGATAACAATCTTTTGATGGCAAAAATGCACTTAGGCGGCTCTGTCGCCAAGGTTGAGCGCATTATCAAAGCCTAGTTCGTTGATCCTGAAAGCGATAAATACTCTAAATACAGAGTATTCTGTTATCATGCTAACACGGGCTTACTATGCGCATACAAGAATTATTAGAAAACACCTCTTTTAAAGAAGACGACTTCATTAAAAAATCGGGCGACAAAGAAGAGATAGACTATGATCTAGCAGATGATCTAGTGCATTTCATGCACAACGACGACCATACATATCGCCGCCACGTTTATCCAGTTATTGTAAAGTGTTTGAGTCTTGTAAAAAATAAAAAACCAATCCAGAGCACAATGTTTGCAGAAGCAATCAAAGAGTGCTACAAAGCGTATTCTAAAAAATTCCCTATCAGAGTGATGCCCAACGAATTAGATGAAGAACAGTTGAAAGAAGCCTGCGGCAAAATACACGACGATTTTCTCAAACACATGAAAGACAAAAAATACCAGGACTAATTGATGTTATTACGCGAATTATTCCTTACTGTTAGAAAGCCTATTCTGAAAGAAGGTGGGGGCAATATCTGGCCGGAGACCGTGGAATTTTATCCCACTCCGGACATGGTGCAAGCACTGTTATCGCAAGTTAAAAAGTATCTTCGTAAAGCAGGTTTTCCTTTGTATGTACAAGGCAGTGGTGCCAACACAGACCCTACGCCAGAACACCCAACAGGTGACTTGGATGTCAGTTGTGACATGGATCAAGTTAAACAATTTTTTAAAATTCCTCAGAGCAAAAAGTTAGCTGACGATGACAAAGCCGCTAGAAATGCACTTGAACAGTTTCTATTAGACAACGGAGTTCCAGCAACTTACAAAGCTGGAGTAACTGTACACATCAAATTTCCATACAAGGGACAATTTTATCAATGTGATATCAAAGTTGTTCGCAAAGCTGAAAAAGTATCCAAGTTCCATCAACATCAGATACCTAGAGGTAGTCCATACAAAGGTGTACACAAGCAAGTGGTCATGAGTGCATTGGCCAGTGCTAAAAACATGTTGTGGTCGCCTGATGAAGGATTATATGCTAGAGATGCCAACAGAAAGAAAGCAGATCTAATATCTGACGACTGGGACGAAATAGCTAGAGTACTACTAGGGCCAGGGCATACTGGTAAGCACTTGGGTAGTGCTGAAAGTATCATGGCGTCCATAGAAGATCCTGCACTTAAAAAACAGGTTCATGATGCTGCCGTGACTGGTTCAAGCTGGACTTCTACTCCGTTAAGGGGGCCTGCCACTCCGTTGATGGAGGCGGCCACAGTTGGACGAAAATATCAACATATTGAAGACCTAGTGTTTACCAATGGTAGCACAGGAGGCCTACACGCCATTGAACGTTTGCGTCACATGACCAGTAAAGGCGGATCAATAGAATTAAAATGGGACGGCAGTCCTGTTATATATTGGGGCCGCGATGAACAAGGTGTGTTTCACATGTTCCCAAAGAACGCTTGGGATTACTTGAAGCGAGGCACTACACATACCAAGAGCGGTGTCACTACTATGATGAATGACCCAGATGATGTGGCCATGTTTGTACTAGGCACCGGTAATGCACAACCGGGACAGGAAGACCAGCGTAGGGCATTTGCACAAGGACTGGCAGACTTATGGCCGTACTTTAAAAGCATCAGTCCCAAGAAAGGCTATATCGAAGGCGGCATATTGTTCAGTCCATTAAAGCCGGCAGTATTAAATCCCAGCACCAACGAGTATGATTTCACTCCCAACATAACAAGTTTCCACATCCCAGCAGGTAGTGCATTGGGTAAAAAAATTGCCAAAGCCAAAGTTATGGTTGCCGCAACAGGCTACTATACACACATCGGCGCAGATGAAACCCGTTATCCCAATGCAGAAAAATTATCCAAAGGTGATGTCATAGTACAGGGTACAACGTATGTTGACAATGCACCGAAGACTGACGAGCAAGGTTTAAAACATGCTGAAGAATTTATCAAACAAAACAAAGCTGATATAGATAGTTTTATTGCAGGACAACCTGGATTAAGCAAGCCCGGAGATGTGTTGTACAGTTTCTTTAATCAGAATTTGCGTGTGGCAGGAGTTAAGCAAAAGTTTGCACAATGGGCGCAGGCCAAATTAAGTAATACTCAAGCAGAAAAAGTTTTAAATCATCCTGGATTGAATGCAGTATTGAGTGCTGTTGAATTGCTAACACACGAAAAAATAAAAGTTATCAATGCATTAAGCAGTGGCACACACGGCGGAATCCGCCAAACCAAACCAGAAGGGTATGTACAAGCTCATCCCGGCGGTAAATTCAAATACGATTTGCCCGGCCAGTTTGTCAAAACTATCGATCAGGCCAACTGGGCTCCGAGGAAAGACTAATGTTATTACGTGAATTTCTCAATCGTACTGGAGAAGGCAAAGCCGCTGTGGTGGGCTGGGGACGAGGCATGGGTCACAAAGGTCACATGTACCTAGCCAGTAGTGTTATCACACACGCAGACGAACACGGTGCAGATCCTTACTTTGTTGTTAGCCGCACAGTGGGCAAAGACGATCCAATTAAGCCAGCAGAAAAAATGCAGATTTATAAAAAAGTATTTCCAAAACATGGAAATATTTTTCATACTGCCACAGACGAGATGCCTGATTTGACTCGTGTGCTGGCACAATTAGATCGCCATGGTTATACCGATGTAACTGTGGTAGTGGGGGCAGATCAAGTTAAAGGTTTAAGTTATGTCAAGCAATACAACGGAGTTCCAGACAAAGCTGGAAAAATTCAGTTTAGTTTCAACAGTTTAAATGTGATTGCTCGTCAAGACACTAGTGATCCAAGTCGTGAAGAAGAAGGGCCACGTGCTACTCCCATGCGAGACGTTTTAATGGATCCATCCAAGAGTGAAGAAGAAAAGTTTGCAGTATGGCGTGACGCAATGAATCCAGAACTGGATGATGACGAAGTGCGTGATCTAATGCAAAAGGCACAAACACGTATGCAGGATTTCAGCAAGCCCAAAGTGAGAGCAAAAAAAGAAAAAGCTGAAGCAGATATATCTTTAAAAGAAGCCAATGCAGTGGCAAGATCATTGAGAGAAGGATCAGCTGGTAAAATAGGCAAGGGCGGAACCAAGCCTATAGACAAGGAAAAGAAAGCCGCAATGCGAAATGCCACTACTATTCCGGGTTTGAACATGGCAACTGGTAGCATGTACAAAAATTATCGAATGGGTATTGCCTTGGCAGGTGCTCCTACATATCCCACCAAGATGGCGGCGGACAATTGGATCGGTGGCGATCCATTGATTAGCTCATACACGCAAGAAGAATATGACATGGTCAAAGCCGCTGCCAAACAGGTTGGCGCAGGAACTATTGAAAACTGGACCGGCAAACGCAGTGAAGAAATGGCTGACGTAAATAAAACCAGTATAGTGGTTAAACCAAAACGAAACAAATACGGTGTATAATAATGGAACACGACAAATATCATCTTTCACTTAAAACTGCTTTTGCTAGCGAATATGCATTTGCTTTGAAGGCACAGAACTTTCACTGGAACTGTGAAGGTCCTTTATTTTATCAACATCATTTGTTGTTTGAAAGAATTTACAACGAAGTGTATGACAGTATTGATACATTTGCGGAACAACTACGTGCATTACAAGTTTATGCGCCGGCAAGCTACAGCAAATTCAGTATGCTATCCAAGGTAGAAGATGAAAATGCTGTGCCGGATTGGAATGGAATGTTGACTGAGTTGCTGACAGACAGCGATCGTATGGCAGAAATCTTCAAAATAACATTTGCCATGGCTGAGCAAAACGGTGATCACGGACTAAGCAACTTCTTGGCAGAACGTCAGGATCAACACAAAAAACACAGCTGGATGTTGAGATCGAGTTTGAAGTAATGGATGAAATAGCACGTCTCAAGAAACTGGCAGGCATTAACGAGTTTAAAGGCCTGCAACCTTACGACGGAAGTAACATCAGTGTGACTGGTACTGAGAAAGCAAGAATCATGCGTGAGCAAGGCATACAGCCCGGAACTAACGAATGGTTCCAACTGTGGTTCAGTTTGCCTAAATTTATGAACGGAGAGCTTGCAGTAGGCAAGGGATACAGAGGAATTAAAAAATGAAAATTAAACATTTAACAGGACTAACTCCTGGACAACTGATTGCCGAAGGTATTGGGCGATACCGTAATCGCGATGCTTATCAACGAGATTACGATAATAGTCAAACAGGGTTTAGCCGTGGGTATGATCATCGCGGACTAGAACAAGAACTAGCACACGAAACCAATAACTATGCTGTCAGTATCAACGGCAAAACATGGAAAGTGTTTGGCTCACGTCAAGAAGCAAATCGTGTGTCAAATTCTTTAGAACGTAAATATCCAGATAAGAAAATTGGAGTACACGAAACAGGTGCTCCGATCAGCGAGTCTGCTACCGCAGGTGTCACTAGTAGTGCTAATATCGGAACTGTGGATGCACCGCACATTAGCCCGGGCAAAGCACGTGGCAAGAAGAGCTACACAGGTAGTCCAGGAACAGGATCAGGAACAAAGGCACCGCCGCAACCCAAGGTGGTTCAGCCTAAAACAAAGTCAGGAACCGCAGTTAACGGGCTAGATATCAAAGGTTCAAGCCTATTTGGTGGCCCAGCAAATGAAGCGGCTGTAATCAAAAGACGCTAAATATATAAAGATAACGGAGTATACTCATGCCAGCAGAATTAGATAATTTAGATCCAGAAATGGACACAGAAATGGACACAGAAGTAGAGCTAGATGCTGAACCTGAAATGATTGAACCTGAAAGTGATGTGATTGGCACTCACGGCTCAACTGATCGTGAAGGTGCAATGGCCAAGGCTGACTTGTTCAAATTAGCTAACTATTCACACAAATTGTATCAGAAGTTACAAGATGATGATCAGCTGGAAGCATGGGTACAAGCAAAGATTACCAAAGCTGCCGACTATTTGGCCAGTGTGTATCATTACCTAGAGTATGAAATGAAGTTCAGCGAATACGGACATCACCTGGACAACAGCGATACACTAAGCGAAGGACAACGTATTAAGATTAAAGAACTGCTGTCAGAAGCCAAAGACAAGATGAAAGATCTTAAAAAGAGTCAGGCTGAAAAAGCCAAGGCCAAGAAAGTTGAAGAAGGTGCGCTGAGAGGCGGTGAACGTGCTTGTACAGAGTGTGGTGGTAGTGGCATGGTTTACGAAGAGCCAAAATCAATTCCAGATGCGGTTAAAGGCAAAGTTGAAAAATACAATCGTCAAGCCAAAGCATTCCATGCGGCCAGCAAGCGTCTTGATCGTAACAAGAATGGCATTCCAGACGACGAAGAAATGGAAGAAAACTTAATTCCGGTTCCTAATCCAGCAGGTGCAGGTAGTGCAGAGAAAGCTAAAGAACTTGGTGCTAAGTATCCACAACAATCAGCTAAAGAAGGTTTTGAAGCAGATGCCAAAGTTGGTTCCACAAAGAAAACTGCTACTGGCGAATTAACTAAAACTGACACAGGTGTCAAACATAAGAATACCAGCTACAAAGACGACGGTGACGAACTTGATTCAATTGCTAAATCAGGTAAAGGTGTCAAGAGTCATGCCAAAGCACAAAGTGCCGCTGAAAAGAAAGACCGTGCTCCAGCGCAAAAGCAAAGTCCAAAGAGTGCCAAGACATGGGGCATGAAGGACGGAGAAAAGTTTGACAACAGAGATGGTGCTCCTGCTAAACCAAAGAAAGAAAAAGAAGTTGACGAAACTTATGGTCAAGGTGTTTACGAAGCCAAAAAGAAAGGCGACGGTAATTTGGCCAACAATGCCAAACCCTATGACAAAGTAACACGCGGTGATGTTATTGCTGGACGTCTTGGTAAGGATGAAAAGGGTGGCAAGACTGTTAAAGAAGCTGCCAAACAAACCATGAGTCGTGCGGCCAAAGGTCATGAAAAGTACGGCAAGGAAGGCATGGCCGCATTGGCCAAGGCTGGCAAGGAAGGCAAAAACTTGGACAAGGTACGTGACAAATACAACAAGTACGACGAAAGTGTAGACAGTGGCAAAAAGAAATGCCCTCCAATGTCACACATTAAAAAAATGTGCCAGGACGGAAAATCTGTAGCAGAGATTTGCAAAATGCATTCCGATTGCGACCAGAAAGAATTGAAACAGATGATAGCGGATTGCAAAAAGAAAATGGATGAAGGCAAGAAAGCCGCCGCTATGTGGAACAACATCAGAGAAACTCAAGCATACATGGCTGAAAAGAAAAGTGCTGTTAAAAAAATCAAGGACGTAGAAACTGATGAAGGCAATGAATTCAGCGGTGAGTTGAAAAAAGCCCGTGATGAACACAAAGATTCTTTCAAAGTGGATGGAAAAACATTTCCAGTAAAAGAGTCCACAGACTTTAGTCGTTTGCAAGAACTAACAGGTCGTTTGAATCGTGCTGAAAAGCCCATGATTGCAGAATCACGCGAAGTGGATGAAATTCGTGCTTTGACCAAGCGTCTATTAGGTTAATACCATGGACATGAAGCGCATACTACAGGCAATGGATGGGGTATCTTCAAAGCCCGTAGAAGGCGCCGATAGTATGGCCAAGTTTTTATCTATTGTAGATAAAAATGCTAGTATGCAAATATTACACGAAGGCAAAGATCCGCATAAAGTTTCTTTGCCTGTTCAAATGGCCATGCATCATTACCAACAAAAGGAACAGCCTATTTTTAAACAAGCTCGTGTGGGCAATAACAGTGTTGTTGGAAAATATTTTCACGATGTTGAACAAGAATACATCGAACAGGCCAAAGAACAAGATCATGCCAAACGTCAACTGATCAATCAGTATGCTGGCGTTATTGCTGAACGTGTTATGATGCGCGAAGGCAAACCAGATCCCATAGAACAAATTGCCAAGCGCAAAGCATTGCAATCTATCGATTCGTCTTTGTACAAAAATCATAAAAAGAAACCTCATGTAAAAACATTTGCAGAACATGAAATACCAGGTCACAGCATGGGTTTTACGGGCGGTGTGGGTCCAGGTATACAAAGTGCAGTGGCAGAAGCTCCGTTGGACTTTGACAAAGAAAATCCCAGGAACAGTACCATACACAGTCACAAAGGTGTTAATCCTGCCAGTGTTGAAGCACGTATCATGCGAGCACGTGGTCAATTGCAAGAGTTGGCTGCTAGAGCAGAAAGCAACGAACTGTTGGTATGGGAAAGTATTGCTCGACACTTCCCAGAGTTGGCCATGAACATTGAACAGATACAACACGGCATTGAAGAACTGGCCAAGATACGCAGAGGTGGTGGACGTAGAGTTCACAACATCGATAAAAACATCGGTGAAACCAACGCTATCAAAGAAGCCAACGCCAAAAAGCGAACACTAAAGAATTCAAATCCCTGCTGGGACAATTACAAACCAGTGGGAACCAAAAAGAAAAATGGAAAGACAGTGCCCAACTGTGTGCCAAAGGAATAAGAGGACCTTAAAATGAATATACGTGACCTAATGACCAAACTAGATATGATTGCAGAAGCAGATGCTGCTGGACGTATCGACTATCAAGCTAATAAAGCACAAGATGCTAAAGAAGCAGCCATTGAGCAAGTTAAAAAATACGCAAGTATTCCATTAGATCAAATTCCTCGATTGGCCAATGCTATTGATCCCAAAACTGGTATCATTTATTACGGTGATGCCAGCGGAGAAGGCAGCGGTGACGGCAATCCTAGAATGATGCCGTTGAAGTTTATGAGTCAAGGCGATCAAAAGCCCATGGTGGATGCCTTGACTCTTGCAGGTCTCAAAGTTGTTCCACATGAAACAAAGGGATTATTTGGTATTAAAAGTCAGTATGCCAAAGTTGAACCGGCTGCGTTACAACAAGTCATTTCAGGACCAGTTGAACCACCGAAGACGGGTTATGGAGATGACAGTGATGATTTCTACGCTAGACCGTTTGTGCAGCCAACTCCACGTGTAGATCCAGGTGTAGATCCATCAGCCGCGCAGATGGCCGAACTGGACAAGCTGAGAGATCAACTGCTGGCCACATTGAAAGGCGGACAAAACCCGTCGCCAGTTAAAACAACAGATCCAGTTCCACCGCCGACTAAGAAAGTGCCGGCTAATACTAGTACTGGTGACAACGTGAAAATGGGTGCGTCAATTGGTGCTGGTGCATTAGCTGGTCAGCAATTGGCAAAACGTGCAGGCTTTGGTCCTATTGGACAAGGAGTTGCTAGCGCGACTGGTGGAGCTGTTGGTGGAATGACTAGACAAGTAATGAAAGAAGATGCTATCATATATCAATCCAGCATTGCACAATCGCTAACGGAAAGTTTTGGTTACGACTATGAAGGTCAGTTAAATGAATACAGCTGGGACAAATTCAAAACTGATGCTGGGGATACACTTCGCGGCGCGGCCAACGGTGTTACCCTAGGAACTTATGACAACATCGCCGCTGGTGTTGGCAGCGCATTTGGTAAAGATACTTATGCAAAACACCTTGCGGCACAGACTGCCGCAAGCAAAGAAGCTGAAATGCGCAATCCTATTTTGTACACAGCCGGCAATATTGCAGGATCGTTAGCAGTGCCAATTCCAGGTGCCGCTGCCGGAAGATTGGCAATGACTGGTGCAAAAGCTCTAGGAGGCACTGGTAAGATTGCACAAGGAGCCGCAAATATAGCGGGTATTGGTGGTGCAAATTATGCCGCAATGAAGGCAACTCAAGCACTCAAAGGCAAGGCCGATACAGCCACACTGGGATACGATCCCAACAGCTACCCAACAACTCCACAAGCAGTCATGGCATTCCAGAAAGCAAACGGCTTGTCTGCTGATGGAAAAATTGGCCCCAAGACACAAGCAGTTTTGACCAAAATGGGCTTGACACCGCCAACTGCGGCAGAAGGTATTCAATCATTGAGAGACAAACTGGCCATGATCGAATCTCGACCTCACACACAAGTGATGCGTGTGTGGTTGACTCCTGAAAACCTAGTGTTCACAGATGAAGGTGAACAAATCACAGACCACGCATTGTTGGAAAACATTCAATGGCCTACTGAATTGCTAGTAGAATTGGATTACATTGGAGGGCTTACAAAATTACTAGGTAGAGGCGGCGATGATGCAGCCGCAGCCGCAATAAAAAATGTAACCAAGCCGGGCAAGGTATTCAAAGCCAAAGTAGGCAATCCGAACGCAAAGAATGCTGACTTACCGGGGGCACCTCGTGTAACCAAAGACTTAACAGGTGCTCCGATCAAACCGGGTGAG